CATACTAACGTACACCCCCCGTATGCCCCCTGCCCACCCTCGCATATGTACACGCATACGCACATACAGGCACATGTATACGCTAGGTGAGCACATAATGCGTAGGCATATACACCACACACGAGGAATATTCCACAATAACAATCACTTACGAATATATGACAACTGTTATACAATCAGTTGCCTTCACATATGATGCAAGCATGGGTACGCTGTGAGCAAGTGACGTGTGTGTCACATGTCGAGCACATATACACACCCCTCCATACGTGTGGACACATCACATGCTACACACGAGGCTTCAAACTGATTCGTTTACCCTCCAAAAAGTGATTCGTTTTTACCCTAACAAGTCCCACATTGGACTTAATTTGCTCCATATACTACTACGTAGTAAAATAGGTGTTGACACCATCGGATTTTTCTGATCTAACTGATTGCATCGAAACGGCGAACTTGCCACAAACAAAAAGGAAATTTATTATGACAAGAACAACGCCAAACCCTACATTCGCTAACACCGCTAACACTGATACAGCAAAAAGTTGTCTTACCTACTCTTGAGCTACAAGGTGCTGACATAGCTCGATTATGGAAACCTACTACCAAGTAGGTCATGATTCCAAGCACGCTCTCACTCAGGCATACTACAAGCCTGTAGTAGGCTTCGACATACTAGGTTGGGCAATGCTTATGGAGAACTCTAAAAGCAGAGTTTGAAGGTGGTAGAATACCAACTTGGAGATTGAGAGAATGTCAAATGCATATAGTTGACAAACGTAGACGTAGTGAGGCATTATGGTTCGTTGAAAACGAAGTTGAATGTCGTGAGTTTATTGCTAAAAGCAAGAAAGGTTTCACATCACTTACAGCATTGCAAAGTGCAATGAAGAAAGCTAATAAGAAAAAAGAATCATCTACTGATGATAAAGCGTCAACAGGTAAATCTAGCAAAGCTAGTGCAACACCAACTGAGGCTACTAGCGAAGCTAAACCTGCAACTAAAGAGACAATCTTTAAAGAGTTGCTTGCCATATGTAAGGCTAGTGATGTGAACATCATGGACATTGCAGAGATGCTTATGCTTGAAGCAGAAATGCTTACACCAGAAGAATTAGCAGATGAAAAAAAGGTAGCATAATATAAGTTTACTTATAGGTTACATCTGGCTCTCTCTCCCTAGCTAGGTGTAACTTTATAAGTTAACTAGTCCAATGTTGGACTTACATATGAAAGGAAATGTCAAATGGCATACAGAACATCAAGGCAACGTAAGCGTCAAGAACAGCTACGTGAAGCATTCAAGCACACAGTCATGGGTGCAATGATGGGTTTTATTTTGGGTAGTGCTTTATTTCTACCATTTTTATTGAAAGGTTAATGTTATGTTAATTGAACGTAAATCAATTTATTCTGGCACTATAAGTGCAATGGATATTGATGTAACACCAACGCAGATTAATGCATGGTACTGGCAGGGTGAGCTTATCCAAAATGCTATGCCTAACATATCTGCACAAGAACGTGAGTTCATTGCTACAGGTATCACACCCACAGAGTGGGACGAAATGTTTAACTAGTCCAATGTTGGACTTATATCTTGAAAGGATATTAAAATGATTAAAGTAATCAATGCTGATAAGGCTGTAACAATTGCGTTTGAAAAAAGAACTAAGTATCTTAAAGACGTATTAGAACTTGCTATAAGCGAAGGCAGAAATGCGTTGAGTGTTTCATCGCACAAAACTAATTCTGTAGATGTGGCACAATTGCGTGAGTATGGCTATGATGTTTGGGTAAATCCAGACAATGGTGATGCAGTTATAAGTTGGGGTATTGTATAATGGGTAATCGAGCGACACTTGAAGTAATAAATCAAGACTATTCTTGGCAAGAAACACCTTGCTACATATATGTACACTGGTCAGGTAGCCCTGAGACTGTGACTGAACTAGTAAAAGGTGCATCATCTAACATGCGTAAGTCTGATGTTAACTATGCTACTGCTAGACTAATAGCTCACATATGTAACTATGTGGAGGGTGGTTTGTCTGTAGGTGTACAAAAGAACAAAGAAGATTGGGATAATGGACACTATGTCATAGATATGAGTAATGGTAATATCAAGAATGATGATACGCTTATAGCTGAAGGCATACAGTTTGGTAATTTTTAACTTAGTCCAATGTTGGACTTAATATTGTGAAAGGATTTATATGAAATTTAAATTGCATACAAACACACATTACACCATGCCAAAGCCTAGTCGTGCGGATCGTATAGCTCGGCTGCGAGCACGTATTGAGCTACAGCGTAAGTGTGCTTCACCTGTTGTCGATGTAGTGTATGACAACAAAAATAATGTAGTAGAGTTTGTGAGTGACTCAGGTTGGAAAACCTACAGCAAATCATAACACTACTACTACGTAGTAAAATAGTGCTTGACAACAGGTTGGTTATCTGATTTGTTGTTAAGCATCGGAACTAGTCCAACGTTGGACTTCACATAAAAAGGATTACATACAATGAAAAAGAATAACATGTTCAACACTCCTGATTCAGTTGATCAGATACCTGCATTGATAAAGAACGTAATAAAGTTTATTGAAGCACCTAAAGGTAAAGGTGATACAGTTGAAGCAATAGTTTCAATCATGATGATAAATAATTTTATTGCAGACAATCAAAACGATTGTGGTGATTGCGCTTTTATAAAAGAAGAATCTGATGGCATGATTGATGTATGCCCAGAATGTGCAGAGGATACACAGTAATGTATAGTCGTGATGTAAGAGAAATCAAATCGTTTGTCCGTTGGGGTGGTACAGATGCATTTGTAAACACTGGCTTGTTTGTATTGCTAACGATACAAGCAGGTTTATCCACAGTAAAAGGTAGCATGGAAAAAGTAAGCATAGATGGTGTGAAAGCCAATTGCTTATGGGGCAAAAAAGATGAAGGTTACAAGTACCTTATCAAGCATGGTGACTACCTACGTAGTGAGATGTACAAGATTGCAGATGCAAAAGGTTACAACAGTGTTGAAGCTTGTGCTGATGTTGTTGAGTTATTTATGCAAGTACCTAACTTGGGTATGGTCAAGGCATCTTTCCTTGCTCAATGTTTAGGTTTCAATGTGGCTTGTATTGATGGACACAATGTCAAGCGACTAGGTATCAATCCTAACTTGGTTAAGACACCACCAAAGGCTATGAAGCCAGAGACTGCACGTCGAAAGGTTGAAGAGTACATAGTACTTACTCAACGTTCTGGTTCAAAGTATTGGTGGAACACATGGTGCGAGTATGTTGCAGGTAACAAAGCTAATCGTAAGCTTACTACAGGCAATGTCGTATCTAAATTTCATGTAGAATGTATAACATACGGGAGGTAACATATGAATGCAGTATACTATGAAGAACTTTATTAAGTTCACTAAGTCCAACATTGGACTAACTACTAAGAAGAAGAAGCCTAAGCGTGATGATTGGAAGCGTGAGCGTTCAACAGCACGTAAGATTAAAACTAATATGCAAAGAGGCATAACAGATTATAAACCAAAACGTATAGCATAAGGAGCTAACATAAAATGACTACTATTTCAAAACCACTAGTAAAAAACACTAACCCAGAACTATATGTGAAGCACACAGCACACATGTCAAGAGCAGGTATTCATACCTACAACTATGCATCTGTTGATGATTACATTCTACAGAACTGGAGAGTGTCTACTATAAAACAGATTGCATCTGACTTAAACGAATACCCTAATCGTATTGTATATAGGGTACAAGTACTACAATCTGTAGGTTTAATAGGTAGCAAGTACACTACTAAGCGTGCTACATTGAAGACACAACAAAAGATGCTTGTCACTTGGTTGGCAGATATCAAACAACAATTGGAGGCGTAATAACAATGTCAAATAAAACACAAGCACAGTGGAAAGCTGAACGTATGGCTAGGTATAAGGTAAATAAAAAGTTATTGGCTAGTATGTCTAAGGAACAGCGTGAAGCTATCGAAGAAGCTCAAAAGGTTTTGCGTGACACGTATTCTATGGCTACAGAAGCGCATGATCTATACATGTCAGACATAGGTAAGATTGAGTCAGCTTGGTATTCACTGAGGTTTGCATTCAAAACTGAGGAAGAGTAACGTATGCCTGTTATGGCATATGAAGTCACGTTAGCCATTGACAGTGAGAATACTATCATTAAGTTAGATGATACGTATCCTTCTGTCAGTGATTGGCGTACAGCTTCGGAGTTTGCTATTCATATGATGATGCGTAGCAAACCTGATTCACGAGTTGAGTTTGTCGATTGTAGTGAGAGAGTACATGAGGTATACTCATCATGGGGATACATAAGTGAAACCCCACCATCAATTCAATAAGTCCAACATTGGACTAACCATGAAAGGAAATATAAAATGCATTGGGATACATACTTAGTTGATTTAGATATACCAAAAGAATGGAAGTGTACAAGCCATCATCATGATGAACTACCAAGCTACCAAGTAAATGGTCTACACATATGGATGGGCAGCCATGATGCAAATGTGCGTGAGGCTGATGCAAAAAACATTTGGGGTACAGATTGGGGTATGTTTACACGTTTCATAGCTCAATTGGCAAGCACCTACAATGGTGAGTCAGATGATCATGCATGGCTATGTAGTACTGATAGCTTTGAAGAGCTACAACAATTTGTAAAGGAATATAACAATGAAGATTAGAACACAACTATCCTTATGTGATGGCTTATCAGGTGGTCAGATAGCAGGTGATAAGATAGGCTTACGTGCTGATACTTATATAGCTAGTGAGATAGACCCACATGCTATTAAAATTACACAGAAAAATTATCCTGACACTATACAGGTAGGTGATATGACTGAGTGGAGATCATGGGATATTGATTGGTCACAAGTTGATCTAGTCACAGCAGGTTTCCCGTGTCAGGCATGGTCAGTTGCAGGTCAACAGCAAGGTGATCGTGATCCACGAGGTCAATTGTTTTGGGTAGTACTAGACATCATGCAACATGTGCTAGAGCATAACCCTAATGCTAAGTACCTAATGGAGAATGTTAGAATGTCGAATGCTTTTGAGGAGTATATCACGTACCACACTGAGCAAGCATTGCCTAATGTAAACAAGTACCTAATCAACAGTGCGCTAGTGTCTGCACAGAATAGGAAACGTTTCTATTGGACTAACATCGAAGGTATTCAACAACCAGAAGACAAAGGTATAGTATTGAAAGATATACTTGAGGATGGTTTGACTGACAGAACTAAGTCACATTGTCTTGATGCTAATTATTTCAAGGGTGGTAATCTCAAATCATATTTCGAGAAGCATCGTAGACAGTTGGTGTTTAGTGATGATCAGATGTGTCATGTAGGTGACGCTGATCTAAAAGGTCACGGATATGTACGAAGGGTGTATGCAGCCGAAGGTAAAGCACCTAGTCTGTGTGCCTCAAGTGGTGGTAACTTAGAGCCTAAAGTATTGGTGAAGGGTGGGCGTATGGTTGGTCGAAGACTAGATGCTAATGGTACTCGTAAAGATTATGATACAACTATACCTATCAAACAGATGATTGAGGTCAGAGAAGATGATAAAACTAATTGTTTAACCACAGTAACTAAGGACAGTATCTTGATTGAGAACTTGTCTTGGCGTAAGCTAACACCATTAGAATGTGAACGCTTACAAACAATACCAGATGGGTACACTGAAGGTGTATCAAACACACAGCGTTACAAGATGCTCGGCAATGGGTGGACTGTAGACGTGATAGCACATATATTGAAAGGGTTATGATATGACAATTAAAGAGCTAATATTGCAACTTGAACAAGCACTAGAGTCTCACTATTCAGATGAACTTGTGTGTATTTATGATCAAGATACAGGTGAGCGTATAGATATAGAAATTGTAGATGATACAATTGATGGTGAAGTACAACTAAATGTAAAGGAGTTTTACAATGACTGATGAAATACAAACATATAGTATGTCCAAAGCTTTAAGGGCTTATGCAGAAGGTTATGCAGTATACATAGCACACCCTCTTGATGAAGACCCAGATGATAGACTGTTTAGCGCAGATGAAATCATGAGAGCTGATGGACATTTATTTATAATAAAAGAAGTAGTGTTTGAATACACATAAAATACAAAGGAGATAAAACAATGACACAATATAAACCATACTACAGAAGTAAACCTGTAACAGTACAAGCACGCAAAGAGAAACGTGATGCAACTATAATGACGATAGCCGTAGTAATATTCACAGCATTTGCTATGTTAGGTATTGGCTTTGCCTTCTCAGTGTTAGTTCGCTATGTAACTAGTTTGATATTATAAAGCATTGACATTACTATACAAACATGGCACAGTTGCCACATACTTAAACAAATGGAGAATAATATGACTTATATACCTGATCACCTAGACTTCAAAGTAGCATTTGAACCAACAAAAATGCACGATAAGAAGTACGTTATCAATGAAGATACAGGTGAATACCTTGGCATTGTGGGTAATACATTCCAGTGTGCAGCACATGGTGATTTCTTTCGTGGTGTAATGGACACTGCTACACAAGAGCTAGGTGCTGATGCATTAGATGGTGCAGTCAATCAGTTTAGAACAGCACGTAATGGTGCATGGGCTATGCTTGACGTGACACTACCTAACATCAAGACTAAAATTACAACTGACAAAGCTGAGACTGAGATTGGTAATAGGATCATCAGCTTACATGGTATTGATGGATCATGTAGTAACCAAGTATTCTTTGGTGCTATAGATTTCTTCTGTACTAACGGCATGATTACTGGTGATCACGACAAGGTGCGTAAGAAGAACACATCTAACTTTACTATGGATAGTTTTATCTACGAACTAAATCGTGCTCGTACTGACTTCTTTGATCAAGCTAAGAGAATGCAAGTGTGGGCAGAGACTAGCCTCAAGTTCATCAATGTAAAAGATTTGATTGAGAGTATCATTAGCTCTAAGACTAAGGCTGAGAAGATGTTCAGCTTGTATAATGCTGAGGCTAGTGTGCGTGGACACAACAAGTTTGCATTGTATTCTGCCTTCACTAACTACGCTAGTTATGCTGATGAACGTAATGGTTTCAACCTACGTAACACGGGACATGATACACAAGCAATCAACATGTGGTCACGTGAGCAAGAGGTATCCAAGTGGGTAAGCAGTAATCAGTTTCGTGTATTGGAAGTTGCTTAATGCCTAAGCTACCTAGATATGTACAAGAGAGAGTGTCACCTCACGGGGTGATCTCTTACAGATTTAATCCACCGCAGAACTTAGTGGATGAAGGTGTGGTATCACGTCAAGAGTATGGCACTGACCTCAAGGAAGTGCGTAGTATTGTGAAGGAGTTGAACGCAGACATTGACCATTGGCGTGAACAAAAAGCGACAGTGGTACAGATAAAGCCATCAAGCAAGGTGACAGATTTGATTAACTACTACTATCAATCTAATGATTTCAATATGTTACGAGACACAACTAAGGTGGATTACAGATACTTCCTAACCATACTCCATCAGACTATGGGCGGTAAGAAGTATGACAGTGTAACAACTAAGGTTGCCAAGCAAGCATATGAGGAGTGGGTTAAGCGTGGTATTAGTTTCGCTAATCATGCAGCAACATGTGCAAGTAGGGTATACAACTATGCTATTGACATGGAACATGCCACACAAAATCCTTGGACTAGCATCAAGCGTAAGGCATTGCCACAGCGTAAGGTTGTATGGTCACATGGTGATGTTGTCAGGTTTCTTGATTATTCGTACAGCGATTTTGACTACAGGAATGTAGGCTTGATTGTACACATGGCATACGAATGGTGTCAGACGTCTAGGTGACATGCGTACACTGAAGTGGGAGAACATTGACTTGCGTACACAGCGACTAGAGTTAGAGCAGAGTAAACGTAGGGCAGATGTATCACTACCAATATCAGATGATCTATGCCACATGTTGAATGAACAGCGTAATGACTTTGGCTTTCAAGAGTATGTAGCACCACACCCAAGACCAATGGGCGGTAAGTACCAACCATATGCTATGGAAGTTTGTCTAAGGTAGGTAGACGTGTCATGAGATTGGCTAAGTTACCAGAAGAGTTACGTCTAATGGACTTACGTAGAACAGGTGTAACACAGATGGTTGATGCAGGTGTACCAATTGGACAAGTGATGTCTGTTACTGGACACAATCATGTGTCTTCTGTGCAACCATATATGAAACATACATATGATTCTGCAAATAATGCCTTGACACAGAGAAATGTAAGTGTACAATCGAGTGCAGCGAGTAACATAGAAAGTGATACATAATGAATATACTTAGTATTATAAATGATTTGTCACTTACTAATGGTGAAACAAAACGTATGACATGTCCTATGTGTAATACTAAGAATACATTTACTGTCACAAACAATATGGGTTCTATTGTATGGAACTGTTACAAAGCTAGTTGTACAGCTAGTGGTGGTACTCGTACTACACTTACTGCTGAGGACATACGTAAGTCATTAGGACGTGTTGCAGAAGAGACACATGCTATAAGTTTCTCAAAACCTGAGTGGTTTGTACGAGATTACGAAAGCATATCAGGCTTCTGTGATACGTGGGGTCTTGATGCACAACATCTAGGTCTATTGTATGATGTGAAGGAACATCGTGTGGTGTTCCCTGTTGTACACAATGGAGTTATGGTAGATGCTACAGGCAGATCACTTGGAAAACGTATACCTAAGTGGAAGAGATATGGAAAGAGTGACTTGCCATATGCATTTGGATGTGGTAAAACTGCTGTAGTTGTTGAGGACTGCGTAAGTGCTGCCGTTGTAAGTGAGAGTGGTGTATATGTCGGGGTTGCAGTGTTGGGTACGTCATTATCTAATGGACACAAGAGGTACTTGTCGCAGTTCTCAACAGCAATAGTTGCATTAGACCCTGATGCATTACCGAAGACACTGCAATTTGCAAAAGATTTACGTGGTTACGTAGATGATGTCAAAGTACTACGACTAGAAGACGACCTTAAATATAGACTGCCATCCGACATGGCTAACCTTTCAACACTAGGAGAATAAAACATATGGAACTATCCCTCATACGTAGCTTGATGGACAAAGATTTCTACGATGATCACATCGTGGCGCACGTTGCCCAGACAGATTGTTTAGTAAAGATGTTCGCAAGATCAAGCAAGCAATTGATGCAGCCATGAATACATACGAGCGTAGTGTTACACCTGCTGAGATTGAGGCATTGTTTATGTCTAACAACCCAACGCTTACAACAGCACAGCGTCAAGCATACAGTGCATTGTTTCGTCAGGTAAACAAAGAACAACCAATGGGTAGTGATGTAGCACAAGAGGTGTTATCAAAACTATTCCAACAGGTAATTGGTGAGGACATTGCTAACCTTGGCTTTGACTATGTCAATGGTAGTAAGTCTAGCTTGAGAACCTTTACGTCAAATGCTTGAACAGTATGGTGACGACTTCACACCTAATCTAAAGGTTGAGTGGGAAGACATTGACCTTGATACTATCATTGCTATGACTGACCTTGAGTCACAGTGGACGTTCAACATACCCACACTCACACGTAAGGTGGAAGGTATCAATGCAGGTCACTTGATTGAAGTAGGTGCTAGACCTAACACTGGTAAGACTTCTTTCCATGCGTCACTTGTTGCAGGTCCTAATGGGTTTGCGTGGCAGGGTGCTAAGACAGTTGTGCTATGTAATGAGGAAGGCTACCATCGTGTAGCACACAGATACATTACTGCTGCAACTGGTATGGACAAGCATGAGATCGTTAAAGAATAGAGCAATGCTATGGCTACGTTTGCTAAGATACGACCTAACATCATGTTCAAAGATGCAACAGGACGTGACATGAATTGGGTTGAGTCAGTATGTAAGTCATACAAACCTGATGTAGTTATACTAGACATGGGTGACAAGTTTGCACGCACTGCAGGTTTCTCACGTCCTGATGAAGCACTCAAGGCTAATGCTATACATGCTAGGCAGATAGCTAAACAACAGGACTGTGCAGTATTCTATATGTCTCAGCTATCAGCCGAGGCAGAGGGTAAGGTTGTACTCAACCAAGCTATGATGGAAGGCTCACGTACAGGTAAGGCAGCAGAAGCTGACTTGATGATTATGATTAGTAAGAACCCAACTGTAGAAGGACAAGAAGAAGAAGACAATCAACGACACATCAATGTAGTTAAGAACAAACTATCTGGATGGCATGGCATTGTACACACCGACCTTGAGTACAAGATTGCTAGGTACGTATGTTGATAACGTGGTTAGATGTATCATTACTGGGGTTGGTTGCAATACTTGCATTCAATCTCTGGGAACAGAATAGACAAAGAGCATTACTTGAGAATATACTACGTGATGTATATGATTTAGTAAACAAACATAACTCATTGGCAGATGCCTTCGTAGAATTGGCTAATGACTTTGACGAACAACAGGAGATTAATAATAATAATGGCTAAGTGGAAAGAGTTTGAAATAATGAAAGAGCATCATGTGTTTGATCCTGTTGAGCGACCTGCACATTACAATCAAGATGGTATTGAATGTATAGATTATATACGTCAGGTGTTAGGAATAGATGGGTTCATTGCATATTGTCATGGTAACATGATCAAGTATCAGCATCGGTATCGTTACAAAGGTAATGGTGTAGAGGACATGAAGAAAGCTGAGTGGTATGTAAAGAGAATGAATGAGGCATTAGGGGAGAAACATAGATGAGATGTAGTAGATGCGATGTAGAACTAACAGAAGAAAACCACCCACCTTCATGGAGAAAATCCAATCAGACAAATTGTAAAAGTTGTATGGGTCAAAATAATAAGTCAAATAATCCACAAAGAATGTGGGTCAATGGTAAGTATATACCTAAGTCACACCCTCTACACAAGGCAGGTAACTACAAATCATTTGGTGATCTAGCCTTTGGTTCTCTTAACAACTACAAACAAATCAAAGAAGGTTATGTGTATGCAATTAGTAACTCCGCATGGCCTGATTGGATCAAGATAGGTATGGCTATTGATGCAGAAGATAGACTGAGTAGCTACCAAACAAGCTCACCTATGCGTAACTACAGGTTAGTACACTCTGTATACTGTAAAGATCGCAGTGAGTCTGAGCGTTCAGCACATATACTTGCAGCACGTAAGGCGAATATACCTTGGAGTAAACAAGACAATGGTGAGTGGTTTAATATAACTGAGTCAGAAGCTGTTGATATACTAAAGGAGATTGCAGTTGATTGAAGCAACATACATAGATCATATGGGTAATGACTTGTCTGTAGTTAATGCAGCTCGTGTTAGCTTCGGTAAGAAACACACAAAGTTTCTTGATGCGGATAGTAATTTGATACGCTATCTTGCGGAACACAAACACATGTCACCCTTTGGGCATTGCTTTGCATCCTTCCACGTTAAAGCACCAATCTTTGTGGCACGTCAGTTAGTTAAACATAAGTTCCTACGTTGGAATGAGATTAGTAGAAGGTATGTAGATGAAGATGTTGATCTGTATTACCCACCTAATGACGTATGGCGTGGACGTAGTGAGGATAAAAAACAGGGATCAGATGGTGAAGTAGACCTAAAGTACCCTGCAATGAATGGGTTCTTGCTTGACGATTTAATAGAAGAAAACGAATCGCAGCGATTATTATATAGAAATCTATTGAAAGCTGGAGTAGCTCCAGAGCAAGCACGTATGGTACTACCACAAAGTACAATGACTGAGTGGTATTGGTCTGGTAGCTTAGATGCCTTTGCTGATATGTGTAACTTACGTTGCAAGAATGACACACAATATGAAACAAGAGTAGTTGCTAACAAGATTAGTAAAAAACTTCTTGACTTGTTTCCTGTTTCATGGGAAGCATTAAAGGAGAATGATAGATAGATTGGAGTTGGTATGATACTTACCTTAGATGTAGAGAACACAGTAGTAAAAAGAAATGGCAAGCTACACCTTGATCCATTCGAGCCAGAGAATACACTGGTTATGGTGGGTATGCTAGATGATAACTTGGACACGAGGACATTGTAACATTCGATCATTCAGAGCAACACACCTACCACAGATGGACGGTAGCATTGTCCAAGAGAAACTGGACAAGACTCGTCTGCTAATTATGCACACAATGCACCACATGATCTGATGTGGTTGTGGGAGTCAGGCTTTACCTACGAGGGTGATGATATTCGACACCATGCTAGGTGAGTACGTACTACAACGTGGACAGAAAGCAACCACTATCCCTTGAGGCTTGTGCAGAACGTTACGATGCTTGACACTACAGAAGCAAGACAGTCATTGAAGGAGTGGCTCAAGGCAGGTAAGTCAGTACGTGACATGGATCACACTGAGTTATCTGACTACTTGTCTGCTGACCTACATGCTACACAGCAATTGTATGATCGTTTGCGGATACAGTACGAGGGATGCACTCACTAGAGCCAACGATCAAGCTGACTAATCAATTGGCTGTACACCTTGCACGTATATACCAACGTGGTTTGAAGGTTGACTATGGAATGCACTGGAACTCTGTGCGTAGAAGAGTTCGAACAGGAACGTAATCACACTAACACGTTCACTAGAAGAACAGTACGTGAGCTAATGGGTGACAGACCTATCAACCTCAATAGTCCAGAGCAATTGTCTTGGGTTATCTATAGTCGTAAGCCACACGATAAGAAGGTATGGAAAGAATTGTTTGATGATCGTATGCCTGACGCAGAATACAAACGTCAATGTAACATGCGTACAGTAGTAAGTTATTCAAACAGAAAGCTAGTCAATGCCGTACATGTAATGGCACTGGCAAAACAAAACAAAAGAAGGATGGTACACCATATGCTAAACCAAATAGATGCGTTAGTTGTGACGCTACAGGATATATTTTACTGATATTGATAGTAGGGTGGCTGGGCTAAAGTTCACACCACCTACTGCTAAGTGGATTTCAGTAACAATGGTTTCGGTACAAGCAAGGACAATCTTGTATTCCTTGAAGGTATTGCTAGATCAACGAGGTATGAAAGACGCAGAGACATTCTTACGTAAGTACGTAGGTTGTCTGCAGTTGAGACATACCTCAGTAGCTTTGTTGAGGGTATTGCTAACTATGTAAAGCCTGATGGTAGCTGCATGTACGTTTACTTACAACATCGTACAGGTACAGGCAGATTGTCAGGTGCTGACCCTAACATGCAGAACATGCCACGTGGTGGTACATTCCCTGTCAAGAAAGTGTTTGTGTCACGTTGGGAAGGTGGAAGATAATGGAAGCTGACTTTGCACAGCTTGAATTTCGAGTTGCTGCATTCCTATCACAGGACATGACTGCCATTGACGAGGTGACTACAGGCTTTGATGTACACAGTTATACAGCTAAGGTTATCATCTGATGCAGGTCAACCTATGTCACGTCAAGATGCCAAGGCACACACATTTGCTCCTCTGTATGGTGCTAGTGGTTTGGTAGATCACCTGCAGAAGCTGCGTACTACAAACAGTTTACTACTAAGTATCAGGTATTGCTAAGTGGCATAAAGCACTTGCCACGTGAAGCATTGAACACTGGCAAGATAACTACACCATCAGGGCGTGAGTTCTGCATTTCCTGATGTACACGTAGACAAATGGGGGTGTGACATATTTCACACAGATTAAAAATTATCCTGTACAATCGTTTGCTACTGCTGACATCGTACCTATATCACTGATATACATTGATAAGATGTTAGGTGCTAACAATTACACAGTTGTGTAGTCAACACAGTACACGATTCAATTGTAATTGACGTACACCCAGACGAAGAGGAAAAGTATTACGGATAATACAATGCTGCCAACGACAAGCTTGATACCTATAGTAAATAAGAAGTGGTATTGACTTTCAACATACCTTTATTATTAGAGGCAAAAATTGGCCCTAATTGGCTTGACACAAAAGACGTAGTCGTGATATAACTAAGATTCGTTTTAACAGAAAAGGAGATATCACATATGAACCAAGTAACAACAATCGACACAGGTAACTTCAACGCAATGGCTGAAGCAATGGGTATGAATGTTGACACCTCAACAGCAAGTCAGGCTAGTACACTTGCACGATTGCGTGTCATCACACACCTATCATGGGTCAGCAGGAGACTATCAATGGTAAGAAAGAACGTTGAGGTTGTGTCTGGTGGCACATATAAGTTGGAGATACCAGATGGTCCTACGTACTACGCAGACAGCTACTATACGTCCATTCCTACAGCGCTTTATGTACAAGAAGTTTGTCAAGGGTAGTGACAGTACACCTAATCGTTATGTCAAAACTGTCATGGCTAATGATTTGAACAGTGACATGAAGGACAATGATGGTGGCTTCAACTGTGGTAAACCTGCAGGTTACATTGAAGACTTGGGCATTACCTGAGAAGATGAAAGACTTGATCGTCAGATCAAACGTGTACGTGTACTGTTTGGTACAGTAGAGTTACACAAATCCTACAGATGCAGACAGGTAAGTCAGTAGATGTTGTCACCACAGGCATTCATCTGGGAGATTGAAAATCGTGATGCGTTCAAAGGTGCAGGGTGATCTTCAACAAGCTAGGTAAGATGCGTAGGCTACCACCACAGCACAACGTTCAATGTACTACTGAAGAGCAGTACCACTGCCTAACGGTAACAGTGTTCTACTGTACCTACATTTACAGACTTGACTTAGGTGATACACTTGACATGGACAATGACGGTGAGCAAGAAACCTTTGCTAATTTCATGGCATGGATTGAGAACTACAATGAGTACATCTGAATGCATGGAATGAGAAATGCACAAGAATGACGAGGTTGACACAGATACTGTGGGAGTTCGTAGACATTGACGCAGAGGACTTTGTGTAATGAACCATCCTGCTGAACTGGCAATACATCAGTACCTTGAAGATGCTGCCAACGGTAAGTCTTCTATGTCAGATGAAACAATTGACACAGTTAGCAAGTGATGTAGCAGAGGCACTGAAACGCCAGTTCGGTAGTGGTAATAAACGTGACGAGTTCAGGTTAAGGATGTCCAACATTGGGCGTCCTACTTGTCAACTCTGGTTTGATAAGAACAAGCCAGAGAAAGCATTACCAAAGCCGACTACATTTCGTAATGAACATGATGTTAGGAGATATAGTTGAAGCTGTTTTTAAGGGTGTTCTTAAAGAGCTAACGTTCCTTTTGAAGATGAAGATAACTTAGCCTTCCAGTGGGAGATAGTAATGATACTGTTGTTTCTGGGCAGTTATGATCTTATCGTATGGATGGTGCACTTGATGATGTAAAGTCAGCATCTGATTGGTCATATCAGAAACAAGTTTGAGTCATATGATACGTTACTCAAAGGTGATTCATTTGGATATGTAGGGCAGTTAGCAGGTTATGCTAAAGCTTCTGGTAAAAAGGTAGGTGGTTGGTGGGTAGTCAACAAAGCCAACGGTAACATCAAGTATGTACCTGCTGACAGCATGGACTTTGACGCAGATGCTAGAGAAGCTAAGATAAAACATTGACACAGTAAATGCCAATGAGTTCAAGCGATGCTTTCAATCCTGTACCGGAAACGTTTAGAGGTAAGCCATCAGGTAACTATGGTACTAAATCGACTAACTGTAAGTTCTGTGACTTTAGGTTTGAATGCTTTCCAGAACATTGAAGAGTTACCATCAAAGGTATCACAAGCTAGAGTTAAACCAACAGTAAGTTACGTACATGTAAACGAAGGGCTAAACCATGAAGGCATCTCAATACGCTGCCGCAATGAAGCATGGGTATAGGAGTGGGTTAGAGTTCGGACTAAAGACTACCTAATTAGAACATAAGATGCAAGTTCAAATACGAGAAGGTAAAGATTGAGTGGGAAGACCTTATGTACCGCACCTATACCCCTGACTTTGTATTGGTAACGGTATTATAATTGAGACAAAGGGGTTGTTTACTGCAGATGATCGCCGTAAACATTTAGCTGTTAAGGAGCAGCACCCTAAGTTAGACATACGATTTGTATTTACTAACAGTCGTTCTAAAATTAAGTAAGGGTGCTAAAACTACCTATGGACAATGGTGTGAAAAAAATGGTATACAGTATCATGATCGCATCATTCCAGGAGTGGCTGACACGAGAAGGGCAAAGACATGCATCCTGCATTAATCCACTGCCCATACAAAAAGTAAAAAGGAGACAGCAGAAATGAATGAAGAGAATGTATTAATAGACTTTGAACCTAATGATTACATCATACGCTGTCTCCATTTTTAGATGAGAAGGTAACTGGACAGGGAGAGTTGATGGTAGGTACTGTAACTACAGAAGATAATGTAATGAATGATGATGATCACTACAACTTACACACCTAACACAGCTTGTTGTGCCTCAGTACCTGCCCTATGGAAGAGAGCGCATGAAGTTGTGAAATCTACTAAGTGAGATTGTAGAGGAAGCTAAGAATAAGGTATCCTAACAAGTTACCAGAAGTAGAAAACTAAAAAGAAACCAGATATAACCAGGTAGATAAAAACGTAATAAAGGTAAGTTTCTAATGTGGGAGACAATGATATGATAGTTAAAGTATTTCTAACTCTTGACATAGATGAAGAAGAGTATCCAATGCCTGTAGATGGAAAGATAACGATGAAGAGAAGACGCATGTAAAAGAGTTTATATTGATGTTGATGGGTGGAAATTAAATCAATAAAACAATATCGGAGTAGTTATATGAATAACCATTTACCAACAGACTATCAAGCATTCATTCACAAGTCACGTTATGCCAAGTACTTGACGGAAGAAGGCCGAGAATCGTGGTGAAACAGTAGGACGATACATGACAATGTAGTGCAACCAGGCATTAGGTAGAAGAATAGCCTAACCAAAGAGATTGAGCAGGCTATACTAGGACTAGAATCATGCCTTCTATGCGAGCTATGATGACAGCTGGCCCAGCGCTAGATCGTGACAACACAGCAGGCTACAACTGTAGCTACCTACCCGTAGATGACCCTAAGTCCTTCGATGAGGCTATGTACATTCTCCTCTGTGGTACTGGTGTCGGGTTCTCCGTTGAGCGCCAGTTCATCAGCAAGCTCCCAGAAGTACCTGAGTTGTTCGAGAGTGAGTCTGTCGTTGTCGTTAAGGACAGTAAGGAAGGCTGGGCTAAGGGGTTCCGTCAAGTTCTTGCACTCCTATGGGCTGGTGAGATACCTAAGTGGGATGTATCTCAGGTACGCCCTGCAGGTGCAAGGCTAAAGACGTTTGGTGGTAGAGCATCAGGCCCAGCGCCTCTTGTAGAACTATTTAACTTTGCTGTATCTACCTTCAAGGCAGCACAAGGGCGTAAGCTTAGCTCTATGGAATGTCACGACTTGATGTGCTTCATTGGTCAGATCGTTGTCGTAGGTGGTGTACGCCGCTCAGCTATGATCTCTCTGTCTAACCTGAGTGATGACCGTATGCGTCACGCTAAGTCAGGACAGTGGTGGGAGACTGCTGGTCATCGTGCCTTGGCTAACAACTCTGTGTCATACACTGAGAAGCCAGACATGGAAACATTCATGCGTGAGTGGCTTGCTCTTGGTTGAGTCTAAGTCTGGTGAGCGTGGTATCTTCAATCGTGAAGCATCCAAGAAGCAAGCAGCTAAGTTTGGAAGGCGTGATCCTAACTATGAGTTCGGTACTAACCCTTGTTCAGCGAAATCATTTTACGCCCGTATCAATTTTGCAACCTAACAGAGTGTGTAGTACGAGCTACTGATACATTACAGAAGACCTTGAGCGTAAGGTTAAGTACTGGCTACTATCTTAGGTACAATACAATCTACTATGATTAAGTTCCCCTACCTTACGTAAGGTATGGCAGAACAATACAGCAGAAGAGCGATTGCTTGGTGTATCTATGACAGGTATTATGGACAACCCATTTAATGACAAACTCTAACAAAGGATTGGAGAAGACCCTTGAGCACCTACGTTCTATCGCTGTTGCTACTAACGCTGAGTGGGCTGAACGCCTTGGCATCCCTGCTAGTGCTTCTATCAGCTGCGTTAAACCTTCCGGTACGGTATCACAGCTGGTTGATTCTGCCTCTGGTATTCACGCTCGTCACAGCCCCTATTATATTCGTACTGTCCGTGGCGACAACAAAGACCCTCTGACACAGTTCATGATTGACCAAGGTATTCCTAATGAGCCTTGCGTTATGAAGCCTGACTCTACTGTAGTGTTTAGCTTCCCTGTGAAAGTCACCTGAGCAGGCAGTGACACGTAACGACATGACAGCAGTAGAGCAGCTAGAGTTGTGGCTTACCTATCAGCGATCACTGGTGTGAACATAAGCCAAGTGTGACTATCTCAGTTCGTGATGCTGAGTGGATGGCTGTAGGTGCATTTGTGTATAAACTTTCGATGAGATGTCAGGTGTATCATTCTTGCCACACTCAGATCATACTTATCAGCAAGCACCTTATCAAGATGTAGAAGAGAAGAGTACCGCAAATATATGCTCCCGATGGCTCATACATCGGGGGTTATGAATCACTACTAACCTATATGAAGGAGAATCACAATGGCTAAAGTAACGATAGATGAGGTTGAATATGAATCAGATGATTTTACAGATACTCAGAAGAATCTTTTACAAGAGATCACAATCAATAATAATATCCAATCACAAAAGAACTACGAGATACACTGTCTCAAGTTCACTAATGAAACACTGGTGGCTAAACTAAAGGAAGGGTTAGTTGCACCAGAGGCTGAAGAACCTAAGAAGGAATAACATAGGATAATCCTTATGATTAAACGTACAAGAGAATCACGTGGTCTGGGTAAGTATGACGCACCGCTAAAGCTACAACATCAAATGGGGGTACAGTAGTTTTAAACGTGGTAGTACTAAGAACCCATTCAGTGAAGATACTATGCAGTATCGTGAGTGGAATAGAGGGTACAGTAAAGCCTTCTATGACAATTTAAAACGGGTAACTACCGATGAACTTAGAACAAGAAGCCGAGCAATTTATGAAGGAGAAGTACAACATGGTAGAGTTTAACGTGTACCAAACTACCGCATCTGATACTGCTATATATGACGATCAGTACAAAATCCTATACCCTGCTCTTGGTTTAGCAGGTGAAGCAGGTGAGATTGCAAATAAGGTGAAGAAACTAATACGTGACGGACCAGTTAACAGGCCACCAGATTGGCGTGAACAAATATCTGATGAGCTAGGAGATGTTCTATGGTACTGTGCTGCACTAGCTACTGATCTTAATCTGACATTGGGTAAGGTTGCAGGTGATAACATAAACAAACTTGCTGCACGTAAAGAAGCTGGCACTATAGGTGGTAGCGGAGACAAACGATAGACAAAAAAGAAGGGGCTTAATTGCCCCTTTTTCTTATGGTCTGTTTACATCTGCTACTATTTTAGAGAACTCAGTAAGTTTATCTAAGTCTTCTTTACTCAGTGGGTCAGGTACACGTTTTTGATATTCAACAAAATATGTTTGTGTAGATATTCGTAAGTCTTTGGGAACACGTCGCCATTTATTTAATGATCTGACGTATGGAGTACCTGCTGTTACAGAAGCTTCTCTCATATACTTTTTATAGAAATTAATTTTTTCTTTTGTTTCTAAGCGCAGTTTATTTATTACATACTCACGCTCTGTAAACTCTTCTCTTGTTACATCAGGAGCTTCATTATAATATTTTTCTATTAGTTGTTTTTCTCTAGCTTTAGCTGTTTCAACTACTTGTGGTATTACTTTGTCGTTTAAGAAACCTATTTCAAAGTTCTTTATAGAAGGCACGCCTGACTTACTACCTAGTACACGCCAATCTAAACCTAATCTTGCTAGATATTCAAAGTCTTCAGAAGGTGCATTAGTTATAGTAGCACCGAGGAACTTAGCAGTTGGATATAACCTATCTTTACCACCATAGAATCCAGCGTACTCTTTAGAAGGTAGTGCTGCTTCCTCTTCTGGACTCAAGAACATGCCACGTTGCCTAAACTTTTTCATAACACCATCACCAAAAGCACCCCAAAAATTTAAGTTAGGGTCTTCAGCAACTTCCTTAAACTCTGTACCACGTACACCAGCAGCTCTCTCCATATCTATAACTTGAGCAAAGGGGACAACAGTAGTAGCTAAAAAGTTACCAAGAAGTTCACCTGCTTTTTTACCTGCTTTTTCATTGGCAAGAAAGTCTCCACCACCAGCTATTTCCGCTACTTGATCTATTAAAGAATCACCAACGCCTGTTCTAAAGTTACTGCCTGTAAACAACTCTACAAACTCTCGTGTATCCCACTTAGCAGTAAAGTCTCCTTCAATCCATCTCTTTGCTTGCTCACCAAGATATAAAAATTGAGCCATTGGATATATGGCTGTTGTATTCAATACAGCACCCTCACCTTTTTCTCTATCACCAATTGGTATCATCTCAGAATCTGCTGGTGCATCTTCAGATGTTCTCCACCAATAGGCAGCACCAACAGCACCCCAACCTAGTAAATTTCGTGAAATGCGTTGCCTATCTTTAGCTGTTAGTGGACCTTTAAAAGCCTTACCACCTGTAGCTACTTTCATTAAAGCTTTCGATAAAGGTATAGATGCCCCAGCACCAAATTGTCCCATCAATTCCATACTATTAAACATAAATCTAGGGAATGGCATAATTACTGTTAGCCCGTTACGAGTAATAAAGTTTGTTGTGTCTTTAAAAAAATCTATATCTGGTTGCTTTGCGTATGTAATATCTAATGCTTTTTTAGTAGCTTCATCAACTAAAGATACAAAGTTGGGAGCGTTAGGTTTTTTAGACACACTGTTAGATGCATTATTAATTAAACCTTTAAGTCCACCCTGTTGTAATACTTCCATTAAATCTATATCGTATTCACGCCTTGATAATCTTTGTAGCTCACTAAAGAATACACCACGCCTCATCAAATGTTCTTGCCACCTGTTAGGTGTATTTAAAAAATCAACAAAATCTTCAGATGCAGTAAGTAGAGTATCTAATGCACCACCTTCACCACGACCCGTTATTTTTTGAATCTCATTTAAGTTATTAAACATGGCGTTAAACTGTGCCTTCAACTCTGGCTGACGCAAGATTAAATCTGTATAATCTTTAGCCACATCAGGCCTTGAGAATATATATTTAAATCCAGAGAAGCTATCTTTCCAAGTCTGTCCTGTAACAAGTTTACTTCCAGCTGCGGCTATACCATCATTTTGCATTGCATATATAGCTTCATCCATAAGATTACCAACACTCTCTAGTGGCAATCTAATAGTACCAGAGGTGAGGTTACGTGATGCAGTAGCTATTTGTGAAACAAGTCCACCACGCCTTACGTTTTCAATACGCATGATGTAACGTCTACCATTACCTACGTTTTTATCAATTGCTTCTTCACCAAGTATACTAGTTTTGTTTCTCAGTACCTGACTCCACTTACCTAGTATTGTACCAGCTTCTGATGCACTATTAACAACACTTAAAGCATAGTCTTCAAAAGTTATTCCGTAATCATTTAAAGTGTCTAACATTTCTTGCGAGTTATTTTTTAAGTCTTTACTAACAATGAGATCAAACATATTATCTATAAGAGGTCTATCATTATCAAATACATCAGGGAACATTTTCTTAAAATCAGAAGTAGATGCTACCAAAGCATCATGTTTACCTGCCTGTAGTATTGGTGCAGTTAAAAAGTCATTACCTGCGTATAAACGAGGGGCTAACCCACCATCCAGTTCTGACATTTCACGTGTGACTTCTTTACCAGCTTGACGAACGAGTTGTGGATCAATAACTAAATGACCATTAACAGTTTTAGAAATAATTTTACCAGATTGATTTTGAAAATCTATTATAAGAGCATCGCTTACATCTTTATTCTTAGCGGCAATACCTGCAGCTTTATCTCTAGCTATCTGCGCTATTTCACTTGATGCTAAAGAAGCACCACCTGCTGTTTTAGTATTACGTATTTTGTTTAGTCTTTTGTTTTCGTTTACTACTTGTCTAGTTAATCCACGTGCAGTTCCACCAACACCCCTAGATAATGCCACATCTACTACAGCCCTTACTTGATTAAGGGCAGGTAAGGTTTCTGCAAACTCTCCAGCCGCACCTAATCCATCCATAATAAAAGAGGTTAAGTCTTCTGGGTTTTCAGTGTTACTATACTTACCTGTTATAACACTATCTAGTACATCAAAAGTACTAGGAGAAAACTCCTGTAAGGCATTGAGTGAACCTTCTAAGTTATCTACTGTCATAGCACCAAACTTATTAAGGTGCATACCAAACTTTAGTACGTGCTCTGTAGGTAGCTGTGATATTAACCAATCTACGGGTGTTCTGATACCACCTTCTTCTGTTTCACCTTTGGCAAAGTTTGCGCTTGTTTCTGCATAAAACTCTTCTAATTCTTCTTCTGTTTCAAAACTGTTTATTTTTTCTAGTAGTTCATTCTCATCTTTAAGAGCTAACCTATACCTTCTATCTTCATCATAATCATATTCAACTTTCTCTGCACTCGTAAATGCTGGATCGTCTGCTCTTGGAGGTAATAGATTATCATCTTCAATAATGGCAGGGTCAAGCTCAGGTTCAGCTAAAACCTCATCAATTGAAGTATCATTTATAGGTATGTTAGTTTCTTCTTTCTCTTCTAAAGAGTCAAGAAAGTCTATTGTAGATTGATCCATGTGTTATTAAAAATCCTCGTCAATATTTCTTTCATTGAGTACCAAGAAAGGATTGCCACGCATTTCACGGTCTGCTACACCTGTATATACAATAACTTTCCCACTAACAAAAATTACATCCCCTTTATTATACTTACCTGCCTTTAATGTAGCTTTAAATGCTTCTATACTTTCTGGTTTTTTTAACTTATCGGCTTCATTGTTTTTTATATTAAACCCATAGTCTGTTAGATTAGAAACGGCTCTATTATATATACCTTCAGCTACGGCTTTCATGCCATCTGATTTAAAAGCTGTATTGCGAGTCATTAATTCATTAGAGACTTCTAATTCACCTATATCTAACATATGCCTTCTACTAGCATCTATTGCATTAAACCTATCTTCAATACTATCATACTCTAATCCCAAAGAAGGCGCAACAGAAGCACGTATTTCTCTGGCAAAAGTAGATATATTACCTGCAGTTATTTTTGTACCTTCATCTACACCATCTCCACTTTTATCACGTTCAGCTTCTTTCATTGTTGCTAAGTCTTTTAATAATATTTTTTGTTCAGACTTCCAGCTTTCCATCTTAGGAGAGTCGGGTTTCTGTGCCATAAGCTGAGATAATTTGGCAAGTCTATTACCATAAGTAGCATCAAGCTTAGTTGGTTCACCATATAAGGCAGCAAATGCTTTTTTATTAATACTGAAACCTTCACTCATTTCTATAGAATCACCCGTACCATCACTCATAGTTTCTATAGCTTTTAATTCAGCACCTTCGCTAATTTTTCCCATACCAACTGGAGTAGCTTCTTCCTTACCATCAGACATATTTACAGTTTCGGTAAAGGTATTTTTGTCTTCTTGATTTAATTCATTTGATATGGATGGAAAGTTAATAAGTGTGTTCGGGGCAACACCTTTTTTTATAGCATCTTGTCCAGCAGTAAGCCAGAAATCAGCATTCATCTTACCACCAGCCATTATTTTTGCGACTGTATCAGGGTCTTCATATATAGACTGAAGTAAACCAGCAGTTTCATCTGCAATTTTTTGTTCTGCTTCCCTTTCAGCATTTTTAGTTAACCTCTGACGTGTGGCAACCATAGCTTCATCATCTGCTAACTTGTTTATACGATCTCGTTCATCATCTAAATCTTCAGTAAGTTTTTTAGCAAAACCAGCACCAAATGCTTGTAAGTTAAATGCCATTATACTCTCCTTGCCATAAGACCACTAGGCTGTGGCTCTTCATCAACTACATCTTCCATAGGCATATCAGGTTCTTCATCAACTTTAATATTGTCTATTGCTTTAGGTAATCTTTCACGCATCTTTTTCATAGCTATTGCAATCTTAGACTCACTAATTTTATCTTCGTCAACAGCTTTTTCAGTACCTAATGTATATTCAATACCAGCTTCATCACCTATAAATGCAAGCATCTCAATGATTACAGGCATAGCTAATATACCTACGTCTATTGTATGTAACCCCTGCATCACCGCCGTTGATTGCATTGAGTCTGCCATAGTTGTTAGTGGTATACCCAGTTCCATACTGTCGAGTAGTGCATCGTAAACATCGTCAGATGTAAGTCTTGGTATATAAAACTCAAGTGCTTCTTCTACCGTGTTATACTTTGGTGGGTTCTGCCAAGGTCTACCGCCAACTTCAGCAGTCATGCCTTGTCCGGGAATAGGATAGTTAAAAGAGGGAGAAGGTTTATCGACCATTGGTAAGTTGCTTTCTCTTTTTACGGATAGAGGTTACATAGTCTCGCACTCTATCAATTGGTTCATTTAAATTTTCTTTAGGTTCAGCTTCACGTTTACGAGATAGAAGACCCATACCCATAGAAGATTTCTTAGGCATATCTTCAAGTTCTGCATCTGTAATGTTTAAGTTTGAATATGCTGTAACTGCTGGGTTAATATTCATTATTGTATTCCTTTATCCTAAGATTGCACCTATACCCTTACCAAGTAAGGTATCGCCACCGATAGGTGATGTAAACATTGTAGCTACTAAACCACCCCATGCAGATGCAGAGTTATAGTCAGCTTGTAGTGCTGCAATATCTGCTTTAGCATCTATCTGTAGTTTAATTGACGCTAGATCAACAATACGTTGTCTCTCATTCTCAGCACTGTTCCATGCCCACTCCATACTATCAGAGTAGTATGACCACAAATCATTGTATGCAGTATTAGATATGTCAAGTACATTCTGTGCATTGATTTCATTAGCACGATTTATTGCTACAGTATCTGCAGTAGCAACTTGTCTACGCCACTGTGCATTATTCTGATCAATGACTAATCTATTTTGTGCATTGAACTGATCACGTTGATTCATCATCTCTGCCGCAAATCTATTCTGTGCGTTCATCTCACCTGCATTAAACTGGTTCTGTGCATTAGTTTGTGCAGTATTAAACTGTGATGTTTGTGTGGCTAAGTTAGCAAAGAACTGATCAGTTTGATTTTGACTTGATGCATTAAACTGTGCCGCCGCATTAGTTGCCGCTTGATCTGTAAACAAAGACTGTACTTGTTGTTGTGATTTAAACAACTCAGTTTGTTGTATGTTACTCAAGTTAGTTAAGTCCATTTGCATAAATGCTTGTGCATTCATTACAGCCGCTTGTTGACGATTACTTAGGTTAGCCATATCTAAGTTAGACAATGCCGCCGCTTCTGCCATTACCATAGCTTGTCTATTAGATAGGTTAGCTATATTAACAGTGTTAGCATTACGACTATTCTCCAAAGCAACCTGTTGTTCAGCAGTGAAGTTCATGTTAGCTACATCACTAATCTTACTTGCATTCATAACACGTGATTGAAATGCTTGATCAAACTCTTGACCCATAAATGTTGCACGTTGCTGTGCCGCAAGCATAGCACGTTGTTGTCTGTTTGACAAGTTCTGTGTTTCAAAGGATGCTTGTGTCTGTGCATCAGCCATTGCGATAGGTAATGCTGACTCCATAGCGGCCTGTACAATGGCTTGACCTGCCATACTACTAGCACCTAAGCCACGTGCCGCCATAGTCGCTGTAGCAGTCCTCATAGCCCCTGCAGCCCATGCTGGTGTAGCTCCACCCTCAAAGTTTGTCATTAGTGTGTCAAGTTGCCCTGCCACAGTAGCTTTCTGAGATGGTGATGCAGTAGCCGCTTGCACTTCTTCTGTAAACTTAGATGCAGTTTCAGCATTTGCTACACCACTTATAAGTTCACCATTTTCAATCTTACGCTGTACTGGGTTCTCCATTAATATGGATGTACCTTGTGCCGCATCTAACTCACTTACACTAGTTGCAGTTGCAGTCTTAGCATCTACAATAGCTTGTGGATTAACTGTACCTGTAGCCGCTTGTGTTTGTGCCAGTGCTTTTGCTACTTCATCTGCCGATGTAGCCGCAGTCATAGTAGCCGCATCAGTAGGTGTAACAGCATCAGCTTGTGCAACAGTAGCAGTAGTTACAGGAGTAGATATATCACCTGTTACTTGCCCACTACGAGGATCAATTATCTGATCACTAGTTATCTGCGTACCTACAGGTTGTACTGTAGCACCATAAGCTAGTGATGGATCAATGGCTCTATTAGCAATTAACTCAGATACAGATTGACCTTCGTATGCACCTGTCTGTGGTACACCACCTACTGAAGTACTTGTATTTTGAATACTATTTGCGTTTATGTCTGGTTTAGTATCACTGGGGCCGGGACCTCTTGCAATAGCTTCAGCAATAGCCGCAGCTTCTTCGGGTGATTTAACATCACGTTGCATTTGCCTGTTAACAGCCTGATCATATGTGTAGCTATATGTCTGTGGGCTTGTATTGGTTGTACCAACAATATTACCTTGCGCATCCATAAGACCTGTACGTGGATCAAGCGTTCCTGATTGTGTAGCTAGATAAGCTTCATATGCTTTATCCTGTGCCTTACCAATACTACCAGAACCCATCTGACCAAAGTAAGGGCTATAGTACATATCTTGAGTACCTACAGTATTACTATTTTTAAAGTCTGTATACTCTGGTGAATTAAAAAAGTCTTGGTTTATCTCTGGTAACCGGGGGTGGTATTAATGTACCATCAGTTTTTGAAGATTCATTTGCAAACATGTTAGGTGTAAGATTCATTTGAGAACCAGTAGCTGATGTAGTTACACCACCAACAGCATAGCTAGGTTTCTTTACTATACCACCCTTAGCCATTTCCATAGCTTTGTTTTGATACATATTCATCTTACTCATTTTATCAGGGTTCTGATTTAAGTAATCATTAAAGCCACTCATATCACCTTGATAACCTAAGTTACCTGCAATGCGTTGCATAGCCTGTGGTTTAAATCCTTTGAACTGCATCATTCTTCTATCTTCCTTATGTTGTCATGTGACAAATTATACTCTATCTTAATATCTGTGTCAAGCATTAACTTAATCTGCTAGTGGATTATCTAGTGCACGTTGTAATTTAGTTACTAGTCTATCTTCTAACTCTTTCATTGCTGAAGACTGTGACACTCTTACACGTTCTCGTTGATTCTCAAACCTTATTTCAGCATCATCTATCATAGTACGTACCTTGTCTTCATTGTCACGTACCATATCCTCAATACGATCTGTCTGTTGTTCTATTCTTAACAGATCATCTTTCAGACCATTCTTAATATCTCTAGTGTACTCTACACTCTCTTCAACCTTCTCAGATATACCAGACACTTTAGCATCCATGATATCCATCTGTTGTTGATATGCACCTAAGTCTAACCCTGCAACTTCTTCTATCTTTTGGTATAGAGTGAAGCCACCATACAAACCACCAACTACTGTAGACAAGAAAGCTATTATAGCTAGTACTGAACTTGCTGTTAGTTTTACACCACCAGCTTTTACTTCTTTGTCAGCTAGGCTTTCAACGTTTGTTAAATCTACCATTAGTTCTCAAAGTCCATACCACCTGTCTGTTGCAGGTTCTTCAATGCTTCTAGCTCATTACGTAGTTGTTGTATCTCTAATCTACGTTGAGCTAACTCTACCTGATACAAGTCGTCACAATTAATACGAGACTTAGGTTTATCAAGAGGTATAACAACACGGGCATATAACCCTACATCCTTACTTTGGTGTCCAAAACTTGATGGATTAAATGTACCACCTACATTGTTGACTACACCTGTAACACCAAACTCTAAGTTTACACCACCACCTACAGCATTACTACAGTCTAAGTTACCTGCCCTAAATCTATCTGACTGATAGTTCATTGGTGGGTTAGGTAGTGTTAGAGCTAGGTTGTTACTCTCAGCTACTACTGAACTAGCTACGACACATAATGCCAATGCTAATCTCATGCTGGCTCACCATCAATACGTGAGCATATCCTAGAGACAACCAAAGTTCTTGAGTCTGTCTTTTTTCTTACCTTTGATGTAGTACAAATATATGTAGCTTCATCTAAATCTAACTCACGTATATACACAATAAAATCTTTACGTTCTTTATAACCTACTTTAATGATCCTATACTTAGATGAGAATGGTAGGTTTGTAAAGTTTAAATCAAACAAATCTATCTGATAATACTCTACATCTTCCCGTGAGTTAAACAAAGACATCTCTGCTTTAACTACACCTGCAACATACGTAGGTTTTAACATTGGGTAGGCTGGTGTCATTTCATGTGCAGAAACAACAGTAGCCCAACCCATAAACGCTATGATTAGTTTATTTAGCAATACAAGTAGCCTGTACAACTGCAGTGTATGTACCTCCCGGCAAAGGTTTAGCTGAACCGTAGACTGCACTTGATGCAGTAGAGAACCATGTTGAACCTGCAAGAGTTAGGTTAAAGATAGTGGTACTATCCACTACAACTTTTGCATCATTATAAGCTGACATTCCTGACACAGAAGTTTTAGTTACACTTGTACTTCCTGTCCATGCAAGTGTATCTGTAAGGTTAGGTGAAGAGCTAAAGGATGTAGGGTGAGTTATGTTTGCAGTATATGAGTCTGCAATAGATACATCAAACCTAATTACAGGTAGTACACCACCATCTGAAGGTGTTGTGCTTAACTTACTGGCAATAGGGTTGCCGTATACACCAGCTTTATCTGCTTGAATAACACACTTGGCGGCTACGCTTCCTGTAATATCTACAGTAGCAAATGCTGGTAATGCACAAAGTGATAGTAGTGCTGTTAAATATTTCATTGTATTCCTCATTTGTTATACTGCATGTCTACCATTTTTTCATGTAGTACTTGTTGGGCTAAATTGTTTCGTAAAGCTTTCTTGTTGTCGGGTATAGTTCCATCTTTTAATCCAGCCGCATCGTTTAGTGTACCGCCGTTTATCTTTGCATTGTAATACATATTGATATTAGTTTGTTTGTTTAAGGCTAATATTATATCGCTTTGATTTTGTGCCTTGAATAGTGTAAGAGCATTAGCAGAGGCAGTTAATCCCATCTCTATGCGTGTCTCCTCTTCTTCCTCTTCTTCATCTAGTATAAGTTTACCATCTTCGTCATACTGAAACTCTTCAGCTTCTAGTGTATCTACAACTGCATCATCTTCTAGTGCATCATAGACTATAACCTCTGGTAATACTGGCATAGGCTTTACATAACCTGCACAAGATGGGTCAGACTGTGGATCATAGCATTTGTCTAACCTGTAGTTGTATATTACAACAGCATCTTTAACAGTTCCTTCACCCTCAACTTCAACAAACCCAGTACCCCATTTAGATGCTGGTATATTTGAAAGAGGGAAAGACTTAACAATAGTATTTCCGGGTACGCCAGACCAATCATCAGTCTCTCTAAATGTATAACCATCTCCACTTGCGTTGTGATTGCCTACATGTACCTTCATATCTGCTTCTGGGTCTTTTACTGTAGTGTACCTATAGAGTAATCCATTTATATCTACACCACCGATACTAGGTAAGATAGAATCCATAGACCAACCTAATGCACCTGATGCCGCATTACCTGTAGCTCCATACGTATATGGTTCAGAGTAGGAGTAAGAAGGCAAGAGTACTAAAGATAACACCCAAGCCAATCTTAGTTTCACTGTTCTCATCAAACATCTTTCTGATTACATCGTTTTGATCTCGTTCGATCTCATCTTTAACTGCTTCCATATCCCATGCTAGTCTAGCTTGATCACCAACTAATCCATCTTTAGGGCATGGTGTACCTGCATTCATCATAGCATCAAACACTCTTTCGTCTTGACACATTACTGATACTGCGGCTACCTTCATGCCCATGTCATACATAGTCTTAGCATTCTTGAGCTTCTCACAGTTCATGTCACGTACTGTACGACCTGCTGAGATACCTAGTATCTGTGTCTGTACTGCCCCTGCTACACCTACAGTACATAAGTCAGAGTTACTTGCACTTATCTGTGGAGATATAGCCGATGGTGGTGGGCTATTGATTGTAGTATCCATAGAACCATTTGAAGTTATAGTACTATTAGTGTCAGTCTTTATAACATCATCATCGGCATGTGCAATACTACCGATTAGTAGGGTAAATAGTATAAGTAAGAGTTTCATTTATTATCTTGTTCTGCCATTCTCTCTACTAGGTTACGAATAGCTTTAATGTTTTCATCAATACGTCCTAGAGAGACAGCTTGCATTTGTACTGTCTTCTCTAGTGTATTTATACGAGTTTCTTGGCGAACTAAATCACGAGCATTATTTTTGACGGAAGAGTCTAATGAAGACACATACCATACAAGTGATATAGTTTGTAGTACGATAGCTACGATTAACGTAACTGGTACTGACTTAGAAAGATGCCAACTCTCAGTCATGGTTTAGTAGGCCATGTTATATTATCTGGATAGCCATCTAAGTCTTCTATATCTAACAGAGCTTGACGATAATTAGTCCACTCCGTTCGTTTATCTTCTGACATTTCGTTCCAACGTAAAGCATTAGATACAATAGGGTCTACATCTGATAAGAGTAAGTCATCACGTACTTTTCTTGCGTATTCTGGAGCTTTAGCCTCTTGTGCCGCCCGTTCTGCCGCTAGTTGGATTTCTTCTTCTTCAGTAAGCTGTATTGTTATTCCGTCTACTATTTTGTGATTTGACATCGTCGTTACCTTTTTTATTTGAGTATACCAAAAGCTGAAATTGTACCTTTTTGCATATTACCATTATCAAACTGTAGCTTGAATGCATTCCAATCAGTCCAAATATTTCTTGAATAACTCTCTTCAGCAGTTCCGCAAGAATACAAAGTTACTACCTGTTCATTGCTGTATGCCCTATATGTAGCAGACCCCATCGCTTGGGTGGTTACTGTATTTCCACCATGTGCATTCATTATCATTACATATCCACTCACATTAGCTCCAAAGTTTCCTGAAGTAGTAAAGCCTTGTTGTCTACTTATTCTCATATCTTCGTTCCAAGTGTCGCTCAACTGAGAGCCACCCTTATGGTAAAAGAGAGTTCCTCGTACATCCCCATAGCCTTTGTAAGAACTACCGCCGTTGTCACTAAATTTCATTAAGAAATCTTTTGAGTCTTGGGTGCAGACTATGCCATTAAACTCAATATAGTAACTATCATACTTAGTGCTATCAACTCCTGTAAAAACATAAGATGAAGTGTTGTTCATAACCGACCTGCTTAACAATACTCTTGAGCCACCACTAGCGTCTGCCCATTGTGCAGTGCCAGCAGATGCATATTTAAGTATTTGGTCTGTAGAGCCGCCACTAGGGATATGGTTATTACCATTACCTGTTGGGTGAGAATAGTTGTTAGCATTGGTTGCCATTGTATCTAATCTAACACCATCTGCCGCAAGATCACGTCCATCTACTGTACCTGCTACAGTTACGTTTCCTGATATGTCAGCATTACCATTTATGTCTAATTCTGTAGCTACAATTTTGGTATTAACATTAAACTGAGTAGCACTAATAAATGCTCTTTGAGTGCCACCTACAGAAAATCCTAAGTTATCTGAGTTTGGTCTAAACATTCCTGTGTTTGTATCACCGCTAAATGTATAACTAGGCAAACTAGCCGTACCATTTGCTATTGCTACTCTACTATTGAATATAGCTGTACCAGCGTCAGACATATCAAGTCTTAGGGCTGTTATAACAGAACTACCATCTAAACCTTGAAGTTTCATATCTCCATCACTTATTGCAGAATATATTAAAAAGTCATTGCTACTTTTGTATAAAGCTCCAAAGCGTGTACCGCCATCTTTAAGATTGATGGCTGAACCATCAGCATCAAGGTTAATATCTCCTGCAACGTCTAGTGTGAAGTCGCCAGAAGCATTAGCTATATTACCTGTGACCTGTATGCCTGTTGATGTTGTGGCTAGTTTCTTGGCGTTATCATAATATAAATCAACAGAGCCATTTTGGTTAAACACTCCCATGTTTTCAGAACCACCAGTAGCTTGTATCCTTACGCCATCGTTTCCTCTAATATTAAGTCGTCCAGTTCCTTCATCTTGAATATAACTATCAGACCCATTATGATAAATCTGGAGGTCAGACCCAGCACCGAACTTAGCTTTGACGTTATTATTATACAGGACATCGCCTGTCATAGTGCCACCAGCTTTTGGTAGCTTAGTGCCTAATGCTGTTGTAAGTGTAGAGTTATAGTTAGCGTCATCGTTGATAGCCGCAGCTAACTCATTCAAGTCATTGAGTGTGCTTGGTGCGCCACCAATAAGTGTTGTAATCTTATCTGTAACGTAAGCTGTTGTAGCTATTTTAGTACTATCATCAGACTCAGCTTGTGTAGTTGCTGTAGTAGTAGATGATAGAGAACCACTAAGTGAACCACTGATAGTACCTGTAGCTGTTATGTTACGGAAGCCTGTTATATCTTTGTTTGTATTAACTACTACAGCTTTAGATGCTGATACTGTACCTGCTGTAATACCATCAATGCTCTCTAAGTCATTCTCATTAATATCAGCACTACCTATTACAAAGCTACCACCAGTGATAGCACCTGTAGTTGTTATAGTAGATGAGCCATTGTCTATGTTACCAAAGCCTGACGTTATGCTACCACTATTCAATGCACCTGTAGAAGTGATGTTAGTTGTAGTGATACCATCTACATATGCTTTGATAGACTGCTGACTAGCAATGCCAGTAGCAGAGTCACTAGCAAGATTATCCTCATCAAGGAAGCTCTTACCATCTAAGATGTTTATTTCTTGTGCACTATCTGCTAAGTCTCTTGCCTTACTCATATTTTATATCCTTATTCTGGCTTTGTAGGCCATGTTACTGTGTTAGGGAAACCAGATTGCTGCTGGTAAGTTAAGCAAGTCAGTTCGGTATTGTGTCCACTCTGCTTGTTTAGCATCTGTTAGTTCACCCCAACGTAAAGGGTTAGTTACTATTGGGTCTACTTCTTCGACTAACTTCTGGTCACGTTGACGCTCTTAAGACCTGCCGCTAGTTCTGCATCTAGTTCTTCTTGAGTAGGTGCTACATATGCTTCAAAGTCTGAGCCAATAAGCCCAAGCAATACGCTGTTGTCTACAGTCATATCTGTATCATCAGGGCTTAAATGATAAGGTATCCAATCAAACTCTGGATGGTTAATCTCTACTTCAAATGCAGTATTCTCTGCGTTTAGTGATTGTGCGTTACGCACTTCTGTTATTGTTACTTGTTGGCATAAACGCCTCCTATTATTATTATTAAGATATTCTGACCCAAAGTGTACCATAGTAGCCAGTTCCCCCATAACCCATACAACGCCAAGTTCCTGATTGCGCAGTAATAGTGTCGTATACAAAATTATAAACAGCATATGCTGTTTGTAGATTTGAACCTGCTATTGTTTCTCCAACAGTGTAATTACCACTACCAGCACCAGCACCAATAAGACCATAAGTACCAACAGCACCAAAAGCTGTACTGCCACCAACACCTGTTAGGTTAGAGCCATCGCCGTAATAGTTTACAGCGTATACGTCTTTGAACCTTTCTGAACTACCACCCAGATTAACAGCATTGTCCCTGCCGCTTGCTGATGCTGGGTCTACTGGTATTAACCTATCCGAACCATCATCAAAGTATAACCCAGTGTTACCAGACCCTACAATAATAGAACCGCCGTTAGCCGCAATACTACCTACATCTGCCCCGCCTTTGCGGAGTTGTATAATAGTGCCATCATTAGTAAGTCTATCAAAGAAAGCCGCCGCACCACTTGCTCGTCTTGCTTGCACAAAACCTGCTTGACCTATTGTAACAGCATTTTGTGAGCCTTGTAATGTAGAGCCAATTACAACATAGCCATTTGAGTCTATGCGCATACGTTCTGATGCTGAAGTGCTAAAATGCATATGGTCATCAGAGTGGTCGTAGGTAATAATACCTCTATTTGGTGCATTTCCAGTTGTTCCATCAGCAAAATGTATTGAACCATTACTAGCAGTACCAGTTCTAATGGTCATACCAAAATCTCCACCACTATTACCAATAACTAAATCATCAGCAGCAGTGTTAAAATCTCCCGGTGTATCTTGTGCTATACCAACTCGCCCTGACGAGTCGATGCGCATACGTTCTGAGCTGTTTGTACCAAATAACAGTGGAGTACTAGCTAATGTATATAATTTTGTTTGCGCTGAATGTGTTTGCAAAAACGCATACTTTGTAGAACCATCATTACTAGTGCCATAGAGTTCTGAATAGTCGTCACTTCTACCACGCATAGATATTGCATTTGCACCACTATTAGCTTGTACGGTTAAAGGCATATCAGGAGAACTCGTACCAATACCAACACGGCCTGAGTTATCAATAGATACTGCATTGCCAATAACACCTCCAGCATTATTACCTACATCAAACGCTAAACCACCATTATCTATTCCTTGTATTCTACCTAAAGTACCACCGGGGTTTGAGAATGAAATTAATGCGTCTAAACCGTCTGTTGAATTATGTAACTTTAGTAAATCTTCAGATGTGTTTTCTACCCACAATTTATAACCTAATGGATTACTCGTACCAATACCAACGTTGCCTGATGAGTCTATGCGCATACGTTCTGTGTTGTTTGTACCAAAGCGTATATCGCCAGCTTCTCTATTAAGTATTTGAAATAGAGTACCTTCCTGTTGAATGTCTACACCATCGTTAGCTGTGTGTCCTGTTGCATCATCTGTAAGGTGGATTATTGTTCCACCAGTAGTAGTTGCAATATCTAAAACACGAACAGGCGCACAACCAATACCAACCCGGCCTGATGAATCTATTGTTAGCCTGTCATTAGTTCCTAATTGAGCATTACCGCTAATTTTGAACTTGTCACCATCAGAATTATCGACACCTATAGCAAACGGGGTTGCACCGTTTAAATCAAACCATATGCGTGAGTCACCAGTACCATCTGCTCTTATATCTAAAGTGGCACTTGTATTTCCTGTTGATCTAAACTCAGCGATTGCACCACCACCTGACAATGCAGAATGTATAGCTAATGGTGTCGCTGGAGAACTCGTCCCAATACCAACATTTCCTGACGATACATTTAAACCTCCAGTAAGTGTACCACCAGCTAGGGGTAGTTTAGTAGCAATAGAGTTTGTTATAGTAGTACTAAATGATGCATCATCGTTTAAAGCTGCGGCTAACTCATTAAGTGTATTAAGAGAACCCGGTGAGCTATCTACAAGGTTAGCAATAGCTGTGTCTGTATAAGCTTTGATAGACTGTTGTGTGGCTAGTGCTGTTGCACTGTTAGATGCCATGTTATCTTCATCAAGTATGTTTGTAATAGACACAGAGCCTGTACCAGATAAGCTATCAAACTCAACTGATCCACCAACGTCTAAGTTACCTGTCATAGTACCGCCAGATAAGTTTAGTTTTTCTGTATCATTAGCTAATGGAATCCAGTTACCTGCATGTGCGAAGTAACCTTTACCTGTTGCATGAACATGAGCAAACATACCGTGATAAGTTGATGCACTTGGTAAGTCTGATAATTGAGAATATACGTTACCGAATAAAACTTTATTGCCGTTACCATTAATGTCACCTGTCATAGTGCCACCAGCTAGACCTAAGAACCTAGCATCTGCCGCTGTCTTACTATAGTGATCTGCAAGTTGGAATGTACCATAACCTACGATGTCAATAATATCACCAGCAGTAGCACCTGCACTTAGTACTACAGTAGAACCACTTGTAGCTGTTACGTCTGTACCAACTAAAAGTTTTACACCATTAAGATATACATCTACGTAGCCTACATCATATGTTGCAGAGAATGTAGTCTGTCCTGATGTAGCTGTATATGTGTTACGACCAGATGTACCATTAACTGATGAACCTGCCGCTTGCCAACCACCTGATCCACTACGAACAAACATAATGTTACTTGTAGTGTTAAAATACAATGCACCTGCTATTAAAGCGTCACCGTCATTGTCTACTGTAGGGGCAGATGATTTAGCACCTAAGTATCTGTCGTCAAAGTCATCATAAGAATTAGCGGCATTAGTAGCACTGGTAGCCGCAGCTGTTGCTGAGTTACCTGAGTTTGTAGCCGATGTTGCCGCATTGGTAGCTGAAGTAGCCGCTTGAGTAGCACTTGCCGCCGCCGCTGTATTAGACCCTGCGATACTATCAACATACAGTTTTTGTAGCCGCATCGGCATTAGCAGTAGGTGTACCTAATCCAGTAATCTTATTGCCACCCATAGCTATTGCAGATGCCATAGTACCACCTGATTTTAGTAAGGCAGTTGTGTCAACGTAGTTCTTAGTAGCACCATCTTGATTAGCAGTAGGATCACCTAGTCCAGTTATCTTACTTGTACCCATAGCTATAGCACCAGACATAGTGCCGCCTGATAAGTTTAACTTAGTAGCATCTTGTGCATCTACATAACCTTTACGAGATAGCTCATCATTTGTTGCAGGGTTAGCTGTAGATGTTACAGCGTTAGTACCCATTACAATGTCACCAGTTAGTGTTCCACCTGCAAGGGGTAACTTAGTAGCTATAGAATTAGTAATAGTAGTTGAGAAGTTTGCATCGTCATTGATTGCCGCAGCTAACTCGTTAAGAGTGTTTAGGGCATCAGGAGATGAGTCAACTAAAGCAGATACCTCGGTGTCTACATATCCCTTAGTAGCGGCATCTGTTGAAGCACTTGGAGCACCTAAACCTGTTACTTTACTACCGCCCATAGCAATAGCACCTGACATAGTTCCACCAGACAGGTTAAGCTTTAGTGCATCTGCAGTATCTACATAGTTCTTTGTAGCCGCATCTTGAGCACTGGTTGGATCGGTAACGTTAGCAATAGTTGTACCTGTAACATCTAGTGTACCGTTTACAGTTACATTGTTAAATGTAGATAAACCTGACCCTGCAGTTACATTACCCGTCACATTGCCTGTAAGATTACCAGTAACGTTACCTGTGATATTGCCTGTTACGTTACCTGTAAGTGGGCCTACAAGACTTGACCTGTAATAGTTGTACCTGTGATTGCGGCTGTAGATAGAAGCACCAATAATAGTACCATCAATATTACCACCGTTTATATCTACAGTAGCTAGTGTAGCCTGACCAGATGTAGACACTGTAGTAAAGCTACCAGCAACGGCTGTTGATGCACCTATAACTGTATTGTCTATATTACCTGCATTAATGTCTACAGTAGTTAATGTTGATGTTCCTGTAGCTGTTAGGTCTGTCACAGTAGCAGGTGAAGCTGATGAAGCACCAATAGTTGTACCATCAATAGCACCTGCATTAATATCTACAGTAGCCAGAGTAGACAGTATCCTGTAGCATTTAGTGTAGTAAATGAACCAGCACCTGCGTTGTACCACCTATAGTTACGTTATCTATAGCACCAGAGTTTATGTCTACAGAAGTAATAGACACCTGTAGTTATATTAGCTGTGCTTAGAGTAGTTGTTCCAGTAACACCTAATGTACTTCCTATAGTAAACGTACCTGCAACTGCACCATTAATATCTACATCTAGTGTATCTATGTGTGCTGTACCATCTAAGTATAAATCTTTAAACTCTAAACCTGATGTACCTAAGTCTATATCATTAGTTATTACAGGTATATAGCACCATCAGAGAAGCGTACTTGTTCTACTGCGGCTGAAGATACCTCTACAAAGACACCTACTTGATTAGTGCAGTGTTTATAACAACTTTGTTTAGTGCATCAACATCACCGATAAGCGGAATGTATCCACCTTCTCCTGTTGAGCCATCGTGTTTGTGTCCACTTGATACAGCAAATGCATCACGGAGTTTGTTGTACTCGGCGTTAATAGGTGCTGCACGAACTGTAGCTGTTGGTATTATGTCTGCTGAAGACTGTCTTACGTAACCTGCCAAAGTATTATCTCCTGTCGGCTGTCTCATACGTCAAGGCTACTGCCTGTATAGTATGACTTGCATTTGTATTATTCGTAACGTAACTTATGAAACAGAGTTACCTGATCCCGATATATTTGTAAGTGTTTTAGGTGACGGATTACCATCATATATACCACCTGCTCCATATATAGCTGTACCATAAACGGAAGCTGCACCCTCTGTAGTGAAGTCATAGTTAGTAGGGTTAGCTTGTACCTCGTGTCATCATAGTCATAAGAGACACCAACAAAAACTTCTGTATCACCTTCTGATTTTAGGTAAGTGTTTACTTTATGTACTACCTTACGTATTTCTGGGTCTTCCATATAGTAGTAAGGTGTTTGATACAAACTAAATATTGAGTTACCACCAAAGCTGTTACCTCTTTCTTGTCGATGTACTTTACCAGAGCCATCTCCATGTATTACATGTTCAAACTGTCCTATGTATCCACTAGCTACACAGTTTGCTTCCATACCAGTAAGCTGACTATACTCAAATATACTTTGCTTATTCTGACTTTTACGTATCCCACCTATTAAAGATAAAGAAGCATCATTCTTAAAGAAGAATCTAAACTGTGACTTTCTTCCTAAGTACTACAATAGCTACATCTTCTATTTGTTCTGATAAGATAATAGTTATCAAATATAGACTGTATTTCTTTAGAAACTGTAGCAAGTTCAACATCACCAATTTTATCAGTACCAGAAATAGGACGTATACCATCAGGACCTAAGAAAAGTAAGTCACCACCAAACTCTACCAC